TTCTTGCGACCTGTTCTCCGTCAGGCATTGTGTCATAAATTATGTTTCCTGATTCATCGGTTGCATAAATAGGTTGTCCGGCACTCGGTAACGAATAATACATTTTCTGTTTTACACGTCTGGGTGTACGCATTTTATGTCCTCGCTATCGGTAATACGCCAGCAAACATTTTATTTCTGTCAATGTAATGGATCGACTCGCCATCTGCTGAATACTGTGTCTGTCCTTCTGCCCCTACCTTGTTGTAATCGTACAATGCAATAGCTTTGACATTTGAATAATAATTCATCATGTCGTCTGTAATCATTTCTTCGGTATAGGACTTCGGGTAATTTCTCGCCTGCTTTACTTCACGATAAGCATTATTTACTTTGAGTGTTAAAATACTTGCGTTAAAGTCCGTTTCATTCTGTAATTCTATTGTAAGTTCAGCAATTATAGACTCTATCATTTCTTTGCACTCTTTTTCTTTGTTTCTGCCTTTTCGGTTTCAACCTTTTCGGTATCTGCCTTTTTGGGTTTCTCGGCTTTTTTCTCTGCGATTAAAGCAACACCACGCTTATTATTCTTTGTTGATAAGGTTTCCAGTCTTTCTTTTTTCGCAAAACCGCGATAGGGGTATCTGTCCCCTATCGCGTAATGGTGTTTATCGTCTTTATCGGTAAAAGCCTTAATAACGATATATTCCATATATTATGCCTCGTCGCTTTCCAAGACTAAGCCAGCAAGGCTATATGTTGTTGATACCTGCTTGCCGTCTTTTGTTGCAAGAATCTCAAATACCTGGCGCTCTTTATCGTTAATCTTCATAACGATATTGTGGGTAGGATCGGTCTTAATCTCAACAAGTCCTGTACCCTGTGAAGGGTTAAGGCCACATTTAACTGAGTCAAATGCAGACCAATCGGATGCTGTAAGTTTAAGTACAAGGAAATTACCAGGTCCCGCAAGAGGTCCCGAAGCCCATCCTTCATAATATTTAAGAGTACCGGTAATCTTGCCGTTAGCTACCGATACGTTTTCCTGCAACGTACTTGTTGTTACGTCGAATACTTCTGTGCTACCGAGTTCGGCATCTACGGTAACACTACTTAAAAATTTGAGATAGTTCCTATAACGATACCGTCAACTCTTTCAGGGAAGAACTCAATACCGTCGATAATAACAGTTTCAACCTGCATACGATCGTATGTGGGGCCTGTGTGAACGCCAACAAGACCTGTTTCATCTGTTGTGAAGTCAAATACTTCGCCAAGTCCGTTTGCTTCCTTTACGTTTACAAAGTAAGCCTGCAAATTCTCTTTTGCTGTGGTTACTGTGGTTCCCTTTGAAACACCACTCATAGCAATAACCATACCAAGTCCGAGGAAGTCCTCAAGATACTTGATACCATATTTGCTCTGTAAAGAAATTGCTGCGTTGCCAAGATAATCGCCAATATCTTCGGGATTTACAACGTGTACGGGTTCGTAGTCAGTATCTTCAAACTTGATAGCAAGTTTAGCGGATGCGTTAGCAAGAACCTGCTGTAAGTTTGTTCCGGATGCTGATGTTGTACCTGAACCAGGTGTAAGTGCAGAAATAAGGCTTGTCTTGACGCCCTTGTGAGCTTCTGAAAGTGCCTTCTTGTCTGTCTGGCCTACTGCCTGATCGTATCCACCTTTGAGGATAGCTTCTGCTGTTGTTGCTTTACGATACTTGTTGATAGATGCTTCCTTTGAGAAAGCTAAAACTGTTTTGAAGTTTGAAAGGGGAATAATATCGCCTTCTGCTACCTGTGAACCGTCAACAAGTTCTCCTGTTGCCTTGTACGCTTTAAGAAGTGTACCTGCTACTACGGGGATGGGACGTGTAATGCCAAGAAGTGTCATAAGACCTCTAACATCATCTGCAAATCTCCACGCGTAGTCAATTTCTCTGACTTTAGCAATATCGCTTTTAACGATAACATTTGTTTCTGCTGCCATTTTGTGTCCTTTCCGGCTTTATGCCTATCTAAATAAACTAATATTTTCGGCAATCTTCTTCTGTCTTTCGATAGGATCCTTGATTGCCATAATTTCATCTTTTGTCATGGTAGGGAAACTTCCATCTCCAACAAAAGCAGCCGGTCTTGACTTCTTCCATTCGGCCTCTTTATCCTTGACTGCCTTTTCAACGATTTTGTCTATCAACGCCGAAATAGCGCTGTGGTCTTTGTCGCTGATAGCATCAATGAGTTTTTCAACCACTTCTTCATCAATGCCTTTATATGCTGTGACAGCCTTTAAATGATTAAGTTCTTTAGCGTCTGCTTCTGCCTGCTCTTTCAGACGATTAAATTCTTCTTCCTGATCGGCTTTACGCTTTTCGTCCTCGCTCATCTTTGCGCGTTCCTCACGCTTCCTGTCCGCAGCTTCTTTGGTAAGTTTGTTTACAGATGCCTTGAATCTTTCGGTCTCAGCTTTCTGTCTTTCCAACTCTGCCTTTAAGGCTTCGACTTCTTCATTGGAAGTTACTTCAACTTCTGCTTCATTGGTTACGTTTGTGTTCTCGTCCATATTCAATTTCCTTTCTGCGTTTTTTAGAGTGCGTCTCTGCACTTATTCGTGATTAGTGGCTTCTCTGCCATATATTTAAAAAAGCACCCTATTCGAGTGCCTTTTCATCAATCTTCAAATTCCCAAATATATCCTTTGGAAGTCCGTTTGTTTGAATGTACTTTATTTCATTTGCAAACTGTTAATATGTTTCCACAAATAAACCCTGTTTGTTGTGCAGCTTCTACCGAGTTCTCATAAACTTTTATAACCCGTCCATCAAGGTCTATTTGTTTTACTTTCTTAAAATTTGTATGTGGTTTATGCTTTGTCCATTGTGATAGACTTTCGCCTGTTTCTTTATCACGAAGTCGTGACGCATATTCTTTCTTGCGTTCGGGTTTCATATTCAGGTAATAAATTGAGTTATAAGACTTCGTACACCATTCAAGATTATCAACATTGTTGTTTCTCTTGTTTTCGTCTTTGTGATTTACAAAATCGTAACCGTTCGGGTTTTCTAAAAACGCTTGTGCTACAAGTCTATGGACTAAATAACTTTTATCGTGTCCATCTTTTGATAAACTCACCGAAACATAACCCGAATTGTGTTTCTGCAATTTTTTTAATTTAGGTTTCTTATGAGCATATAAATTATTGCTCAAAATGTTTCCTAAATTGCTAACCTGATAAAGACCTTCGTAGCCTTCAATGTCTTTCCAAATTTCCATATTTAATTACCGCCTTTCGTAATTCGCCTTTAATATATAAGGCAAGGAAACGATTAAGGCTTATCGCTTTTCGTGTTGCAATCACTATCCTTGCCAATAAAAAAACACTCTTTCGAGTGCTTAATTATTCTTTAAAAATATTTACATCGACACCTACATCCTACGGTTTCTTGCGGGAACGCTTCTGCATATTCATAATCTTTCGGAAAACGCATAGGCACTCCGCCGACATAAAACAATTCCTTTATGCCTATTTCTTTGCCGTCTACCAATTTATGATTTTTTCTAACTCGATTATCCTTCTCGGCTACCCATTTCTTTTTAGTTTTGCCGTCTTTTATTGCGTTTTGATACTCTTTATAGTTCAGAACATCATTAGCGCTGTTTTCGGCGTTAAATAATGACCTGTCTGCCGATGTGTACCACTCGTCGTCTATATGGTCTTTTGTTGCATCTATGAAGTTACCCGAAAAATCAACCGCATAATTGATAAGGTAATCGTCAGGATCGGCATACTCATTTATCAACGAAAGATATTCGCTTTCAAGCTGCCCCTGCAATTTTCCGTAGTATGTTTCGCTTCTATCGTCGGATAAAAGAATTAAAACAAGAATTAAATCAAAAATAGAGTTCGCCTTCTCGGTAAACTCTATTCTTTCTTCAATTTCTTCTTCCGTAAAACCCATGTCCTTGAAATATTCTCGCGGATCTACGGACCTTAGATTATTAAGTTCGTCTGTGTTTCTTGTCATTCGTTACTCAAAATGGGACTATTTTCTGCATTGTCAGAAGAATCCTGCATCATTCTGTCTGCGTTTGGTTTTTCTTCGGAACTATTTTCATTATTGAAAATAGACGCCTGATATTTTCTAACTCCTTCACCGCTTCTCTCAATAACCTGGGTTGCATCTGCAAATAAAGGAATATTGCCGATTGCATCTTCCAAAGTAAATCCATGAGAAAGAAGTGTAGCAATAGCGTTTGTCTTTGTTGCCAAATCTGATGATTTAGGTCTGCGGATTGCAGGCTGCACGTCGTTCGGATATAACAAAAGCATCGGATTATCGTTGTCAATGTCAGGACTTTCCTTAATTGCCCTTAAAACAACTCTAATCTCGTCTAACTGACAGCCTTTGATTATTTCTTCTCTTGATGATGCTACGCTCTCAGCGTCAGCCCAGCCGGAAGCTGCGTCCATAGCTACGCCAGACGAGCCTCCGGAAGTTTCTGACCTTTGAGGGACATGACATTTTTGAAGAACGAGAGATCTCTGTTCCATATATGTCTTATTCATGCCTTCCAGGTTATAATCCATAACAAGTGGCATGATGGAGGGGTTCACACCTTCTCTGGCAGTCTTTGTCATTACCCATTCGCCGTTTTTAGGCTTCTTAATGACTTCGGTTTCAGTACCATCTTCATTTCTAATGACGGTTTTCTCAAACTCTACGTTGTTAGACCACCAAATAGCCTGTATTCTCTGCTCTATTCCGTTTGAAATATCGCTAACAAGAAGATTTATGTTGTCTAAAGCACTAATCTGATTTTCAAATACACCTGTTCTCTTAGGTTCCCAGTACCATTCCGTAACGGGTATTCTTCCTAAGATATTTTTAATGCCGAAAGACTCTAGCTGAGACCAGATATAATATTTCTTAAAGTAATTGTCGTCTGTATCTACGGCCTTTACTGTTTTGGGTTCGTTCTTCGTGGCCTTAATATCAAATCTGTACTCGTTTGTATAGGCGCTTATCCAGTAGTTCTTTTCCTTATCTACATTCAATGTGACGCCTAAAACAACTCGTCTGTCTGTATATGCCGTTGAACGAACAACAAAAGCCCACCTGGGATCTATAACGTCCCTTGTGAAGTATGAGTCGCCTTCTTCATAATCAACATTTATATCCGTAAAGGTAAAACATTGGCCGCATTGAACAACCGAATCAGCTAAAATCTGTAATGCTCTCTCGTTTCCGGTCGCTGAATAACAGTAATTTAACTCTGCTATGCCTTCTGCTTTTTCTTTTGAGTCTTTAGCATCGCCTCTTAATACAAGAGTAATAGGGTTTCCCCAGCCAAAACCACGCCAAAAATCGCTTATTTCCAACGCTACGTTGTCAACCGCCTGGCAATCTATCCAGTCCATTACCTTTTTAGGTTCTGCACGCTTGATGGGCTGTGTGCCTGCTGCATAATCTAATAAGAACTGGCAGTCATTAGCGTTTTCGCGGTATAACTTCATCGCGTCTGTAACGACTTCAATTACATTTTCCGCAGTTATTTCTTTATATGATGTAAGAATTTGGTTTCTACCTTTGCCTATCATTTCTGACTCCACGAAAAAAGGACTGCCGGCCTGACAGTCCTTATTTTTGGTTAAAAAATACCTTCTCTCTGGGGAGTAAAAAGTGAACGAACTTTTTACACAGTAAATATATCATACAGATAGACTACAATGTTCTGTATATTACTACACTTTCCTGTACTTTTCTGTATGGTCGTACTCTAAATAGTCCTCTGTTGTCAAATATTTAGGCCCAAAGCGCTTCTCAAACTCTACCAAAGCCGATTTATGGACCTTGCTTATGCCTGAAAGTGAAATACCCATCTTAACGGATATTTCTTTATCGGACAAACATTGAACATATTTATAGGTAAGAATACTATACATACTCGGATTATCAAGTGAATCAATTTTTACGATAATCTCATTCCTTTTATCTATTAAACGGGTAATTAAAGCATCTAACTGGTTCTCGCACTTAATGATTTTGGCTACCGCATTTGTAAGTCTGTCGGGATCCGATGATGATTTTACTCTTTCCCCTTCAATAGGGACCGTTATACGGCATGCCAAAGACTGCAAGCGGTATCTTTCTTCCAGTTTTGCTTCAACCATAAGACTTAATTTTCTTATTTGACTAAGATATTCTCTTGTTGTCATTTTTACCCCCTTAAATACTTCTTATTGATAAACACTTCGCCTATATTCTCCCCGACCGGAAATTCCCTTCCAGGATAATTTCTAATCAGGTTTCTTCCGCCTTTTGCGTTATTCTCTGTATCGAATATAAGAAGTGTTCCGTTCGGATAAGCAGGATATAAACCCTGAAATCCGTCTAATTTATCAACCCATTCAAGAAATTTCCTGACTTCCTTGCTTGGCGGAATAGGTAAATTGGGTATTGCAAACGCATAACACGTTACTTCATCATCTTTTTTTGGTCCGAATGTCGGCGGCTGCCATTTTTCCGCGTTTTTCTCTTTTTTTACTCTCATAAACTGTTTTTACCTTAAAATAAGCTGCTTGTAACTATTGCTGTCGCTACGCCTGAACCGTTTTCGTCAAACTCAATAAGACCTGCTAACGAGTCTGGCGCGTCGTCGTGCTGTTTCTTCGTTAAATTCATCGTAAAAGAAAACAAATTGTTCATAAATTTACGATATTGTTCTGTTCTATGCTGCGGATCCTTGAAATAAATGTGTCTTATCATTTCCGCATGGTCCCAAATTCTCTGAGCCTTTCTTTTCGTTGACGGCGCCCAGTCCGATGTGATGTTTACCCGCCAGGTTATCTCTTTATCTTCCCTAATCATGCGCTTAACATCGTCTTTATATCCTTCGCCGCCCTGATTAGACTCAAAATGTGCATGTTTAATTGAGTGTTTCTTGATTTTGGCGACTATCTGAGGTTCTGTAACATGCTTTTCGGAATTGTCAAAAACCACGTCCTCTAAATACCAATCTCCGTTCTCATAAACATAAACAATAGGAAATGATGTAAAGTCCCCGCCGCCTAACGCTGTATCGCCGTGCGCTATTATCTTTAAAGGCTTTTCTTCGGGTAATACAGCATAATATTTCATGTGTTCGGGATTAAATACAGCACCTTTACGGTCTATCGGTTGTTGCTGATACTGACTCCACCAACCCGCTAAATCGTCGTTGGCTTCGAACTCTGCCCTTTTCTGACGATACGCGGCTGTCGAATATCCGACTCCGTATTCATAATCAAAATTACTTTCGTCTGTGTCAGGATTCAACGCCGGAATGACGATACTTTCAAATTTTCGGTCTTTAAACTCAGGAAGCGTCTCTAAATCTTCTCGACGTTTCATATAAATATCATTTGTCGCCCAAATTGTACCGATGTTGATAATCTTGCAATTTTCCTTTGCTCTCGATAAGACATTATTCTGATAAATTGTCCTTTTTCGTTTTAAAACATCAGGACTCAGAACGTCTTGCACACCCTCAAGAATATCGTCAAGTATCAAAAGTCCGTACGCGTCATATTCGCCGTTCAGACCTGACTCAAGACCTTTGCCCGATAATGTAGCGTACTTTTTGTCTCTATCAAGGTTTAATTTATGTGATTTTGCGTTTGTAGATGCTATCGTAGTCTCAGGAAACACGTCTTTAAACCGATATGTCGGATCCGTTAAGATTTCCATAACACCATCTAAGAACGCACCGCCTAAATCTTCTTTATGGGTAACGTAAAGGTTTGAATGTTCTGAATCTTTCGCTATATGAAACGACGTGTACCCCGTTATAAGCTGTGATTTACCAATTCTTGGCGGCGTATGCAAAAATACTTCTTTAACATCCCCATATTCCACGTCCATAAGGGTATCAACTACGGCCTTTAATTTATCTCGCCTGGGTTCGTAAAATCTTTCTTTCCGTTTCCGGTCTCTCTCGATATATAGTAAGAATGAATCAAGATCGTATCTGGCCGCTGCCAACAAAGATTTATAATACAAGTCTAAATACAAATATTCCTGCTTATTGTCCTGGGCGTACCCTTCCAACATAGCAATAGTTCCGCCGTTCGTTTTTCTGAGTACGATTTTCCCTAACCGGTCGATGAAAACCTTTTGCGCGTTCATGCCCCACTCATAATCTTCTTCCTGAAAACCTAAATTGATAGCTTGAACCATCGCATCAAGCACTTTATCTTCTATCTCAGGGTTCTTAATATGATATTGGTATTCTTCCCACCGCTGTTTCAGTAAATCACTTGCCATTTTCTATGTCCCTAATGACTTTCATTAAAAGGTTATCAATGTTCACATTCTTTCGCTCACAGACCGATTCCAATTCTGCGTATCGCGGATTTATCAGTTCGCCGTTTTCGTAATACAGCGTTCCTTCCTCTATCATGTCTTTAATGTCTGATAGAATTTTCTCTGTCGAAACTCTCATAAGTTCGGCCATTTCCGCAAGGTCTGAAAGATCCGCATTAGCAGATGAACCTTTAACAATTAAGTTCTCTCCGTCAAATCTCACTTTCCCAGACCGCAATAGTTCTTCCAGACTCTCAACCATTCGATTAAGCGGCTTATTCTCAAAATAATCTGCTGTCTCATTTTTTATCCTTATCGGTTTTATTCTCGTTTTCGTACTTGCCATGTCTAAAGCCTTTTCTTCTATCCAATTCGTTGAGAATTTTATTCCCAAATATCAATAACTCTTTTTCGTCTCGATTAAGTATCAGGTTGTCGATTGTCTCACTCGTTGAGCAAAAGTTGACTGCCGCATCGCTCTCTATCTCTCCCGCCAACATAACATCAAGTTCGATTTTCGCGGTCGTTATTCTATCTAACCCAACTTCATATTTAATAGACCTAACTCCGTGAAGTTCCATATCATCAAGGTAAACCTTCGTTCCCTGGCCTGCTAAAGTCCCGTCAATTTTTAAATGATGATTCTGCATTAAATATATCCTCCGTAATAGGCTGTCGTTTATCCGATAGGTGTATACCCTATTGTTTTAGCCTTTTGTAAGGGTTTTAAGGTGTCATTTATCCATCTGCGAAGCAAAAAATTTTGAAATTTTGGAGTTTTTGGTGTATACACCGCTTCCATTTTCGGCGCGGATGGGGGTTACCCGAACCTCAATCCCGTCTGAATAAAACACCCCCTTGTCCGTCTTTTGTCCGAAAAGTTAACAAAATGTATATTTTAGCAACTAAAAACGCCCGAAAATGCACTAATTATCGGCTTTTTTATCATCTAAGGCCGTAAAGCTTCCAAAATCAGGCAGCGCGCCCGCGTTTGGGCCGTCTTTTATATATTCATGCTGCACTTTTGTTGCTTCCACAAGTCCATGATCGGCCTTTAATAAGAAGATAGCGCCCACAGGCGACTCACGCGGATTTATAACGCGTTTTCGGAGTGCATCGGCGTTGATTTTATCTAACATTTTATTTAAGTCTATACTGTCAGGCGTTACCCCTAACGCGTAAAGCGTCTTACTATTCATACCGACGAAAGCGCAAAAATCAGATTTAAAAGGCACTTTATTGTATATTGTGCATAATTCCAGCCAGACAGGAACCGCCGCCGCTGCCGCGTCTATGTTAATGCTTTTATTTCTATTGTTTGGTGTGACGTCAGGAGAACCGCGGAACAATGAACGAAAGGCCCGCCCGCATCCCATCATAACCGCGCCCCATTGCAGCGGGCTTATTTTATCAGGATCCCAGCCTTGAGCCGTGATATAGTTGTCAATGGTATTTTTTGCAACGTCGAACAAATCAAAGGCCCCGCCGCCGTCGGGCTGTATTTCGTCAACTTCCTTTTTATCTAAATATATAATTTTTTCGTTATTATCCGGATCGACGACAACGGGCGCCGGCGTGTTATCTTTTAAAAATTGTTTTATTTCAGAATCGGACATATTAGCGGCCGCGGTTATATCATCAGCACCACGGGACGCCCGCCCAGCTTGCAGCGCCAGAAGATCCGCAACGGCGCGACGCTCTTTTATTGTTGCATATTGTTTGCTTTTATTCATACCCAAATAAAAAAGCCCGCCCGACCCATTAAAGATCGAAGCAGGGCGAAACCATGCGCCACCACCGGCGCGAACTTCCTATATTTTACAATGCTACCAGATGCAGCCCGAACGGATCCAGGCCGCAAGCGTTTATTTTAAGCTTTAAAGCGCTTTTATATTTATATGATTATTTTATCACGTTTCAAATTATAACGCTATACGGGCGAAAATACGACGCCAGGAACGGCACCCACGCGCCCGCGCTGCCTTTATTCTATACCGCGCTTTTTTAAATCTGTATCAATTAAAGCGTTTAAATACTGAGACGCGGAAAGAGGACCGGCGGCGGCTTTTATTTTCTCTTTTGTGCCAGCCGGCGCCAGTATTGTTATTCTATCGAATTTAGATTGATAATTTTTATTTGCTCTTAAGACATAATCTTTTGTTTTATTCATATTTTTTTACTTCCTTTTATCTTAAAATATAACATTTTTAATTATATGTCAATTATATATATTTGATTATATAGTGTTTATATATCGTTATAATTATATAATTATATACAACGAAACCCGCATATTTTAGGCACTTTTCACAAATCGAACAAAAACAATAAAAATATTTTAAAAAAGTATTGTAATTATATAATTATAATTATATAATGAAGTCACAAAGTTAATAAAACAGCCGCAAGGCGGAAAGGAAAAAACAAAATGTTAGTAAAAGCAACAAACCCAATGTTAAAAGCAATAGCGGCAGCTATACCAGAATATAATTTTAGACTTGTAAAATTTACCCCGCACGAATTTAGACTTTTTGTAAATATTGACGACTGGAGACATGAAAACGACTACAACCCCGCAACCGGTAAAATGCAAGTGATAAAAGTTATTTACCCCGATGAATATTATAGCATGCCGCGCTACATCACAACTAATGATTTATTAGATGCTTTTAGGAGATCAGACAAGACAATGACCGGATTTTTAAAGGCCGTAAAAGATGAAATCGAAATATAAACGCACCCAGGGACGGCGGGCAACCCTTAAAACCCGCCACACGCCGAAATTATACGGAGTAACGACGGCCGACGGGAACCAGCGACGCCGGCAGCCGTGAAAAAACGGAAACAAGGCAACCAGGAACCGCAAACAAAAGAAACGCCAAAAAGGAGGGCGAAAAAATGAAAAATACAATATTAAAAGAATTATTACAGCAGGAAACGCAGGCGCTCAAAGTTTTACATAATGCGGAATTATACGACTTTACAAAGGATTTTACAATTTTAAAGCATGACGGCCGTTTTACAGTCGCAGCGCTTGAAAAAGAAGCAGCCGCAGCAGGCCACACCGCCGACGATTCAATTATTATGTGTTATACCACCGGCCGCAAGTGGGATCCGGACCGCCTTTACATGTATAAATTGACAGGCGCGGGAAAGTTTGAAGTTGAATATAAAATATATAAATACACCACCGGCCGCGCATATTGCCGCATTGATGACTTTTACTGCAAGCGCCAGCTTGACGACGTACGCAAGCAGGAAGAAGGATTGACAACTTATATTATTTGCCAGAAGAAGGAAAACCAGGCAGCCGAAAACCCGCACCCCGTAGACCTTGCAAACCGCTTTATATTAAAAAAATTTGATACATACCGCAAGAGCACCGGCGGCGAATATATCGACCGCGTTTATTTAAGAAGAACCGACGACGCCGGCAGCGCGTACACCTACCACGACCGCGGCACATTTATTTATGAAAGCCGTTTTACTAATACCGCAATAAATGAAATCATAGACAAATCCGGCTATATTATAGACCGCAAGCGCGACGAACTCAGAAGAAAGGCCGCAGCACTTAGAGCCGACCGCGCCCGCGCTGCATACCTTGAAACAGACAACACAAATATTATAAAAGAGCTTGACAGCTTATTCACTGAGACCAAAAACGCAATTATTGAAGAATTGACACAGGCAACCACAGCCGAAGCACTTAAAAAAGTTAGTGACAAGCTGGATCGCTGGAGAGGCCTTGCAGGAATAGCGGACGACCTTGAGAGACTAAAAGCAGCCGACGAAGCCCGCAAGTATAGCAGCGTTGACCGCTTTACGCAGGCCGCCGACGGAATCCGCGCGGACCTTGCAAAGCTCACAGCACCCGAAGCAGGAAAGGAGGAAAAAACAGCATGACGACATTATATAGAACCAACCCCGACACATGCGGCAATGTATACCGCTTAAAGATCGACCACGACAAGCGGACATTTACACAAAATACTTTTTTTGCTAAGTCGGACGCCGTAACCATAACCCGCCGCCAGATGCGGGAAATTAAAGAAGAAGCAAAAGCCGCAGGATATAAAGAAATTTAATCATATACAGCCCGCCGGAGTCGGAAACGATCGCAGCGCCAGAAGCGCGGCGGGCAATACCTAAAAATAATAAAAAGGAGGTTTACAACATGAACAAATACGCAATTAAAAACTTTTATAATATCGACGGCGCCCCGCTTTACGCCGTAGAGATAAGGCACACCATTTTAGCATCTTTTGACGTTTTCGCGACTGAAGAAAAGCGTGCCGCATATCTTAAAAAAGAGCTTGAAAAGCTGGAAAGCATCGAACCCATAACAGAAGATAAATATATTAAATGTCAGGGACTTTTGACAGCATACAGCGAAACAGAATACAACCGATTTTTTGAAGATATCGAAACGGGCCGCCTTTTTATAGACGAAGAAGCACCGAAGCCCGCCACAGTCAAAAAAACGCTTGCGGATCTTAAGAGAGACGCAAAAGCCGGCAAGCTTGCGCTTGAAATGATTTACAGATACGGCGAAGAAATACCCGAAAAAATGCGCGGCGCGCGTCAAATTGTAGGCGTTAGAACGGCAGCGATTGATCTATTAAACAAAGACGGTGTAAAAAGTGAGTTAAGATTTGAAGCCGCAAGCCTAACAGAATACACGCCCGAAACATTGACAATTTACGCGGCAGGCGTTAGAGACTTAACACCCGAAGAACGCGCCGAAATGGACCGCGCCGACATTGAAAGAAAAACATATCAAGAACAAAACCCCTATTCGGATAGTTTTTACCACATGCGCACATGGTTTAAAAATAGCCCTTTTTCGTACTTGTCAGGGCTTGAAGAATACACAGGAAGTAAAAGATTATATCACACCCGCGACGGCGTGAAGATTATCGACCGCGCAATAAAAGGGGATGTAATGCTCAAATATAAAGTTATCACAGCATAAAAGGGAGGTGTTTATTTATGAAAAATATTAAAAGATGGATTTTAACATGTAGTGTTGACGGGATCGACATAGACTTTGAAACGATTTTATTTTCTGAGAGTGAACCCGGCTTTTGGACTTGTTACGACATAGCAACGGCGAACGGGTGCGATTTTTTCACCATAACAGAATTTGAAGAATAGGAGGGCGCAAACATGACAAATATTAAAATTAAAAATAATCAACTTTCGGACGCTGCCGCCGCCGTTGATTATCTCTATACACACAACAAGAATTATACAAAAGCACAGGAAGAAAACACCACAATTTTATATTATTTATTCTTTAAAGGTTTACACCCCTACAAAGACGAAGAACCCGACAAAGACGCGGAAAAATTGCAACTAATAGCACGCCGTTTATATGATAATCTCGCACCCTGGGAAGCTTGCGACACAACGCCGGAAGAAATAGCCGAAGAAACAGCCAAAAACCCGCTTGACGCGATCATGTATTTATTAGACCGTTTCGACGTTTAAAAGCCTTTTATTTATCGTTTAAGCCGATTATGTATATATTTTCACATAGTCGGCTTTATAGGGTAAATAAGAGATTTTAAAAGCATATAACAATATATTAAGAGTAAAAGCCCTTTACAGGATCCCGCCACAACAGAAACGGAAAGAAACGACACTAAACGAAGGAAACCACACCGCAAACAGACAGACGGACCACACAAACAACATTTTTATTATCAGGAAACCCGGAAAAGCTGTCGAAGATGTACACCACAACCACGCCCAAAAGCCGACAGCCACAGACGGAAAAACGGCAACAGGGAAAGACAGAACACCCAAAACAAACGCACAGAAGCCCCACAGACGAACGAAAGGACAACAACCCGAACAAATACCCACAACCGAAGAAAAACGCGAAAACGGGGCAAATTTTAAGCCGACCGACAGAACGCGGACACACCGCCAGAACCCTTGAGCCTTGAGCTTTTCAGGGGTGGGGTGGCTTTTGAAGGGGGTATTTTCAAAGGGGGTGGGGGGTAAAAAAATCTCTTGCAATAATTTGAGAAAAAATTTTTTCGCACCCCTGGGGGATATCAAAAAGTTTTGCAGTAATTTTGAAAGGAGAAAACATGGGAACATACATAGTTTTATTTGAAGATAACACAACAACAAAAGTCAAAGCATGGGACACATCGGAAGCATGGGAAAAGGTTCTTGACACCTTTGAGAAGAAAATAGTTGATATTTGGCAGGATTAAGCCGGAAAGGAGACACAATGGGAAGATACGAAACGAGATCACTTGAAAGAAATAATTATATTGATTTAATCCAGACCGTTAGAGAAGGATATACAGATTATGACGGCGTAAAGCACCGCCCCAACACCCAATTAGCAACTATTCTTATTCTGGAAGCTAATCTCGGTTGTAGAATCGGGGACATTATGAACTTAACAACAGAGTCTATCATCGACGACGGCGGGATCTATAAGCTCAACATTATCGAACAGAAAACCGGCAAGAGAAGAAATTTTATAGTCCCGAAACCTGTTAAAGCGTTTATTGACTCTTATATCAAAGAATCGGGAATATATCGCGGTCCGTTGTTTGATATTAAAGCGCCCGCAGTTTGGAAACAATTACGCGCCGTGACTGCTTATCTTGGACTCGATAATGTTTCTTGTCATTCATTCCGTAAGATGGCAGCTTGCAATTTGTACGAAGCATCAGGACATGATATTGAAACGGTCCGCGAATTTCTCAACCACAGCTCGACCAAAATTACACAGACCTATATCAAGAGATCCGATGCTCAGCTTGAGTCCGCTATTGAAAGGTGCGTCGACCTTGTGTAAAATTGAACTATACCCCCTGGGGGATAACAAAATTTGTTGCAGTATTTTAAATGGGGAGGGAGAATTATGTTAGGAACTATCGCAGCAACCTTATTTGTCGGTTTATTATTTGTAGCTTTATTTCTTGCTATTGTAAATTTACTCATGCCAAAAGGCAAACACGATCCAAACCACACCGGAATTTCAGTCGGCGGAAGGGATATCATCTGCCCCAAGTGTCATAGTGCAAACTGCCAATATGATTACCAGACCGTTCAGCATACCTACGAAAAAACCACATACAGAGTCAGACCTTTGCATCCGTTCAAACCGGTTAAGTCAAAGACCTACGAAGTTCCGACTTATAACTCGACTATTAAACAATATCGCTGTATGGACTGTGGATGGATTTTTAAATAAAAAAGGCGGCCGCTTGGTCGTCTTTTCTTATACCCCTGGGGGCTACAAAATTCTATTGCAGTATTATTGTTTATTCTCCTACCATTTTTGCACCACAATTTGGACAGTATTTAAAAACCCTTTTTATATCATATACCGCACCACACTCCGAACATCTTATGAATCCTTCATAGGGACTTAACCCTTGCATTATCCAATGTCCTGTCTTTTGATTTTTAAGTGCTTCAATTCCCATTGTTAAAGCCTGTCCTAAATATCCGTCTTTTGTATTCGGCTTTTTAATTGCACCTTTCAAAATTTCTATTGCTTCTTCATTTGTCATTGTTTAACTCCTTTATGTGTGCTTCTAAAAGATGTATAACTTCGTTGGTGGACATAAGCCCATTTCGATTATAATAATCAATAATTTCAGACTTTATTTTTTCAAGTTCTTCCGTAAATAACTCATTCCAAGCAATCTTTTTAACTCTTTCTACTAATTCGTCTGTATCAATATTGATTTGTGCTATCAATTCTTTTGTTTCCACACTCGGCAAATTTAATATTCCACCCTGTATTTCGTTCTTGTCTTTTCCGATCGCCACTTCGTTAAGTGCTTCATCACGATAAATTAAATCTCTCATTGTCTATTCTCCTTCCCCAACCATATCCCAAAGAATTACTACCGCGCCGCATAATCCGTTTTTAGTATCGGGATTGTCTATTCCTATACACTTTTCGTATATGAGTTTGATTGCTTCTGATTTACGGATTAAGCAATCATTTTCTACATCATATTCTTTGCCGTCACTTGTTTTTATTGTTGTTTTACTCATTGTTCTCTCCTTTCGGCTTCTTTCATTTCTTCTCTCCTTCTGTTTCTTCCTGTTCTCCGTTCATTTCTTCTTCGACAATGAACACAAATCATTGTTAATCTTCCTTTCATTTGTTATAATCAATTCAGATTTAAAAGATTTATCTTTTGTATGGGTTTCGTTATGACGGAATCCTATTTTTCTTTTATTCCTATTCCCCCTTCTTATAAGGTGCGTTCCACCAATCTAAATAATGTTCTACGTATGTCTTACCAATTTTAAGTCTAACTGTTCCATAATTAGTAATTTCTCTTTCTTCAACTTCAAATATAGCCTTAATCATATCTCCGTTTGTTGCATTGTCGGGAATTTCGATAAATGTCTTGTCCTTTATTCCTTGTCTTTGTTTTGCTTCTTTCTGTGTAAGATTGTTTTTCGCTCTGTAAATCTTAATCTTTGTATCCAAGTCCATATTTATTAACTCCTTTAAATCAAATACTTTTAAACCATCATCATTGTATATTTCAACATTGTCTGCCGTTGCTTTAATCATTGTTCTCTCCTTTCAGTTCTGCCAAAGGACAATCTTCTTCTTTTTTATGATTATTATTGAAAACATTTCTATCTTCTAATAGCGGACAAAAATATCCTTCGTCTTGCGTGTAAACCATTATGTCGCAATCATTACAAGATTTAGGCATTTCCATTCCTTTAATAATTACACTCATTGGTTTCTCCTTTATTCTATTATCTTTATTGGTATAACAATCTGTGGATATGGTATTATCTTTTTGTTTTTGTATTCTTCGGAAACGGCAAATCCAAATCTACCATTATATGGCATTGTGTTCCATTTCTTTTCACTCATTGTTCTCTCCTTTCAACAATGCTATTAAATCTTCTATCTTTCTTCCAACACTCTTATAGGCTTCATATTCGCCTTTTCTCTTTCCAAACTTTGCACCTTTACATTGTGATATACGCACTTCAACATATCCCTTTTTAAAACATTCAAGCGTTTCGATAGATTGTTTTATTAAAACATCTTTCATTGTTTTTTCAAGTTCGTCTACATCACTCATTCTTTTCTCCTTTCAGTTCGGATACAAGGTTTACGGCACTAACATTTACACCCATTATTGCTTTTGCTCTTTCGGGTTCTTTATCTAATAATTCGCAAAACTTTTTATAACAAGCATTATATCCTTCGACATAGGCTTTGATTTCTTCTTCTGTTCTCATTTTCATTCTTCGTCCTTTCCCGTTATGATAAACACCATTACTATCTCTGCTATCGCACCGATTATTAGTGTGAGTATGAAGTCAAAAGTCATTTTTTCTTCCTCCCAAAACATTCTACTATTGCCCCAATAATCATACAGGTTATATACCCGATTATGAAAAATCCAAAGTCCCTGCCGATTATCACAAACCACTCTGTTCCAAAATTGTGCCACGCAAGGTAGTCACAAGCCAAATTAAATGTGTCCATCCGCACCCTTTCTGATAATCAAAATCTTATCTTTTAATTCTTTAGAGTGTTCGTCGCACCATTCTTCACACTCGCCCTTTGTTCCCCTGAAAAGAATACATTGTGTCTTTGATTCTTCTACAAAATAGTTTCTCTTTTCCATCATTCTTCCTCTACAAAATCTCCGCAAACCTTTCCGTCCTTTCTTTCTTCTCCATAAGGACATTCTTCGGTTCCGCATAATTCACAATCCTTGCAAGTCTTATCCTGATAGTCATATACACTCGGTATATCTCCGCATTCGGGGCAAACATAAAAAGTTTCACAACAAGGCTGTCCGTATGCGCCAGGTCTCGGATCTTCGACTTCTTCCAAATCGTCCGGTTCTAAAACCAACTTGCAGTTATCACAATAAAATTTATCAGGATTCAACCAACTCATTCCTTGCCCCTTTCTCTCAAACACTCCGCAGCTCTGCTCAACGCTTCGTGCATTTCCTCGTCAGTATAGTTGCAAGGGCATTTATCACATTCAAACTTGCAAACTTCATCATATCTACAACATCTAATCTTATTGATTACCTTTACGGCTTCTAAATCCGACATTTATCTAATTCCTCCTGACTTATTCCTAAAATCTCTCTCATCATGCCTAAATACATTGATTTTGGCTGATACCTTCCAATTTCCCATGTGTAAACGGCATATCCCTTGACTTCAAGTTTGTTTCCCAACTCCGTTCTGCTTAATTTCTTTTTTAATCTTTTGTAAAATATCAGTTTCCCTAATTCTTCTGAATCATACACAAGTTTTATTCTCTTACCGACAACTATCTCGTCGCCTTCTATCGAGTATTCAAAACCTTTATGCTCTATGTATCTTGTGTAACTCTTTATGTCGGTCTCAGGAAAAAACTTTATTCTCTCTCCCGCAAATAACATATCAGTCTCCTTTTCTATACCGGTTTTCTTCTACACGACTCGGTACTCTAAATTCGTGATGATCTACTCTTACCTGATACTGTTCTTTTTGCCACTCGGCATAAGATTTACCTTGCTTAAAAAGTTTATTTACATGCTTGTCTAACTTATCATTCTGTACTTCCATGTATAGCTCTCACTTCTCTTTCCCATGCGTCTAAATCGTTATAATCTGTATAGCCCTTTAGTGGTGTTTTTGTTTCTCTTTCTAATGCTTCA